CTGGGTTAACGATAAGGATTGTTCCATCGCCATCGCCACCGTTTGTTGGATCAACGTAAAGGTTGAGTCCAGCAACGTTACCTGTGAGTGAAGTTGGAGCAACTGCTCCGCCTGCGTTCATTGGCTGTGACGCTGTGTAGATAGGGCGTCCTGCATCGTTGAGTGACATGATGTTTGACCATTGTCCGGTAGATACGACCATGTTGCGAGCAAATGGGTTTGGAAGTCCTGCTGTTGCGCCATAAACAGATGCTGATCCGCGAGCAACAATTCCGAGAAGTTCGGCGGCTGTTGGGTAGGTTACTGTTGTTGTTGCATCTGCAGTTGCGCCAGAGATAAGTGCAGCGTTTACTGCTGCGTTTGTTGTCTTTGCGTAAGCTGCTGCCATGTTGCGGACGAGCTCATCGAAGAATGCTGGAGATGTGCGATCTAGCAATTCAACTGAGAATGTCTGCTGTCCAGCATACTTCTGAACTGTCACTGAAAGGAAGCTGGAGTTCTGATCTGTGTCGCTGAATGCGTCGCCTTCTGGTTCGATTGCAACTGTTGGCATCTGTGTGATCTTTGGGATCTCAAATGTCATACCTGCATCTGGAAGCACTCCGCGAGAGATTGCATCGATTGATGGACGGATAGTAGTTCCGAGAGGGTTAATGATTTCTGAGAGTTGACGTGTTGGCACTAGACCAGCGTTGTCAGATGTGTCTGCCGCTGCTGCGATCCATTGACGAGCTGCGTCGTCTCCGAGTGCTGCGCGGATTGTGTTCTCTGCATACTTTGCAGCTGTTACTTCGATGCGTGGCTTTGTGTAGGCCATTGCTGTTACAGCAGGGCGAGCAGCTTCAACTGCGGCAGCCTCAACTGTAGGTGTTGCTTCGACTGCTGGAGTGGTTTCCACTGTGGCTGTCTCGCTTTCTGTTGGTAGGGTTTCTTCAACGGCTTCATCTTCAGAGGCCGCGATATCGGTTACTGCTGCAGACTTAAAGGCTGCTGCCTGAACCAAACTTACTTCGAGGAGGTCTGCACTCGATACATAGAGCACGCCATTCTTTGGCTTTGCTGCGTTGACCATAACTCCGACTGAAAGACCAGTGCGAAGTTCTTCCGAGGCTTCAATGAGTGCATCGGTGCCACGGGATGACTTAGAGATCTTGAACGACGCGAAGATGCCGTCCTCGGTCTCATTGAAGAATTGAGCGCGGCCGATTGGCTGCTTTGGATCGTGCTCCAGTAGGAGCTTCACTTTAGACGAATCAGCGATATTAATCGCGCCACGCTCAAAGACTACAGCTCCGGCGGATGTGTTTCCGACCTCGCCGTTAAATGGGACAATCTTGCCAGAGATTGTACGCTCTGACGCGTCTGCTGTGAGTTCTGCAGAGAATGTAAGCATCTCGCTCATATCATGCTCTCGCTTCCGTTAGGTGTGAGGTCTGTCATTTCCATCGCTTGCTCTTGGGTAATCAGTTGAAGATCGAGCAATTCACGAATGATTGATAACTCCACAAGTGGATCTGTGCGGAGGTAATTCTTATCTATATCGAACTTGACGATATTGCCGCGAGCCGTAATGTCATCCATTGAAAGACGATCCTCGATGGCTGAGATAAATGGCTGCAAGGATAGTGTCAGGAATTGCTTGCGCTCGTCCGTGACGTTGGCATAGGTCATCGTTGTATTTTGATCCGCTGAAACGTAATACGGTGGCACGTTGCAAAGGCGTGCAATCTCTGTTGCGAGGTTCTGAATTGCTTCGTTGTACATCATGTCTTTTGGACTGAATCCAACTGCTTCATACTGGAGGGTTGATGTCAGGTAAGCCGTAGAGCGATTTAGTCGAGCGTTCTTCCACGCTGCAAGGAGTCCCTGCACTTCTGCCGGAGGTAAATCAGCTCCAGAATTGCGGATGTAACCTGTTGCCATTGGGGTCGCTGCTGCAACTACTGAGGCCTTCTGAATATCTAAAGCTGCGCGAATTGTAGAAACGCCAGTGTTTAGAATGCCATCGCTGAGTGACTGGAATGTAATCAATGAGCCAAGGCCGTCCATTGGTACGGTTGTGCCATCAATGGCGTAAGACTTTACGAATACATTGTCACGATCAAGTGTGGCTGTGACTCGGCTGTTTGCGATCCACTCAAAGCGTGAAGGGCGTCCGTCTTCTTGATAAGTCTCTACTACTTGCCAGAATGCTTGACCGTAAAATAGAAGCGAATCAACTGTATAAGCAATAGTGACAGAACGTGGCTGATGGTATGAAGGTTGGTCAAGCCAGAGAGGCTTGCCTAATTCTTCGCCTGTTGATTTTTTGTAAAGTTCAAGAGGAATGGTTCCGATGGTGCCAGCAAGAAGGTTGCGGCATCGAGCTAGTGCTGGAACTCCCATTGCTTCAGTGCGTCCAACATAAGCAAACTGGAACGGCATCGCATAAGGCGAATACTCACCTAGGACCTGAGGAGCTGCTTGAGCCTCTATAGAAGCTTTTGGTGCTGCACCCGTAAGGCGCGAAAGGATACCCATAGAGGGCAATTATACACTACTCGGTGTAAATCGCTGCGATCTGTTGAGGTTTTAATAACATCGATACAACCATGGCGAGAGAGATCGGAGCCGATACATCTCCCGCGCTCTTACGTTTGACGATGCGCCAGCTTGAATCGTTGGTCTTAGCGGCACAGTTATTCATTTGTTTAATCAACTCTTCTTGGCCGTTATGAACTACTCGATTATTTACCAGACCATCAAGTAGGTCGGAGCAAGCCTGATAAAACTGCTGGCCTGAAACATCCTGCACTATCTGGCCAGCATTGGCCAATCTTTCAGCAATCGATTGCGTCGTGTACTTGTCGAAGCAGATCATCTTGGGCCGGTACTGATCCGCCCACGCTTTAACATCTGCTGCAATTCGTAAATCATCTACCGAGACTTGACTTTCCCACGTCTGGAGGATGCCGACACCGATTCTTCCGTCACCCATAATCTGACCAGCAACGAGGCTTGCATTGCGGCGAGATGGAGAAACATCGAACCCAAAGACTGTATAACCGCCCGGCGGAATCTGGAGCGTGGCATCGGAGGTCGCCTCAAGTACGCCATGAGGCCACGGACTTTGCAGAGAATCGATCCATTGACATAGAAGCTCTGTTCTAGTGTCTTCAATTTTGTTAGTTGCCACAGCTTCTTCAAGTGATTCCTCCGTTATTGTGTGACCAAGTGCCGGGTTAGCAAATGCCCAACCGTTGCGGTCTGTGATCTTGCAGTATTGCGGTGCGCTGTATTCGTAGAACCCGAAAGACTTGGGCGGTGCTGAGAGTGCTCGCTCTCGGAGATTGTTGAGCGTTTCTGAGAACGCATCGCCTGCGTTGCTACTCAAGAAGGTCTGGCTGTTAGGTCTGGCACGAGTGGTTGGGATCGCAGCCGTGTAGCCGTCCTTACTGATCTCTCGAACTTCATCGATCCACAAGAAGTCTGCGGTACGTCCACGAGATGAGTCTCGAGTATCTGATACGAGGTCAAGTGTTGCGCCATTAAGTAGCTCGATGCGCTCACCGCCGTTGGCGTAGCGTATAGCTTTAGTGCCAGCCTTGAGGTGCGGAGCGTTCTCGATGATCCATGCGATCTCTCGAAAGGTCATCAACGCCGTCGCTCTGTTCGAGCTCATGATCAGATGCTTCGTCTCGCCTCCATAGAACAGGCCCCAGATGACGCGCATGCGCCCAAGGTGAGACTTGCCGTTCTGGCGGGCCACCAATAGCAGCGAAGTCTTGCGGATGTAGTTGCCCTTAGCGTCAACTCGCATCATGTCATCGAGGACCCAACGCTGCCAAGGTAATAGCGGCATCCCGAGATCGTCTGCCATCTTGGCAACCTCATCGGCTCGGGTTTTGCCCTTGAGAAGTGGACTGTGAAGCCTTGCCTTGACTGCCCCTCGTAGGGCTTGCTTACGAGCTGCCACTAGTCAGGAGTATCTGTGACTGGTCGGGCCGTAAAGGGACTGTCCGACATCGTTCTGGACTGCATCGGGTACATATTGCCAGA